GATTTTGGATTTATATATCCCGCGTCATATTCGATAAGGATTCCTTTACCAGTTTCGTTTGGTCCTAAAATTTTCATATTTAAATTTTATTATAAATATTAAACTTTTTCGGTTTTTACTTTTAAAGGTTTGGTATTTCCATTTTTTGTTAGATAAAACTTAAAATAATCATTCTTGTTAAATACGTCTGAATAAATTTCTTTGGTAATATTTTTTAGGTATTTTTTTAATTTAATAGATTTGAAGTCAATTTCTTGGGTTAAATATAAATTTATTTCTAAATTCATAAAAGATTTTTTTTTCATTTGTAATCCACTTGTTCTTAAATCTAAATCTACAATAAATTTATCGTCAAAAAGTTCTTTGTTTATGTTGTTAAAAACAGAGTGTTTAACACTTCTATTCATATTCAGAACAACTCTTGTCCAGTTTTCAACTTCTTTTTTGGGTTCTACCCAGGTTTGGATATTCAAATAAAGTGATTTGAATTCTTTGGAATCTACTGTTCCGTAACTTACTTTGGATGTCCGAAATCCGTTAATTTTTGAAGTTTTTCCTTTTTTCATAAAAATTTTTCATAGTCTAAATGTTTATTTTAGTAAAATTTACATAATTTTGTAATATATATCAAATATAATAAAATTATTTATGTTAATAGTACAAGTAAAAAAAAACGATATCGAAAGGGCTCTAAAAGAATTAAAAAGCAAGATAATAAGAACCAGACAAAATTCACATCTTAATAATAGGAAAGAATTTACAAAAAAGTCTGTCGAAAAAAGACAGACTTTACAAAAGGCTATTTACATACAAAAACTAAAAAATATAGATTAAATACTTCTATTTAGTTCTTGTAGTTTAAAAAACGAAATTCTATCAAAGTTTTCATTCTGTAGTCTATTTAATGTTTCATCTATTGTTTTAAGAACATCAGAATCCGTTTCATTTTTTTTGATATCTTCTAATTTATCAAGAACATCTTCTTTTATAAGTTCATATTTTAACTTTAATTTGTTTTCATCCTCAGATAAAATCTTTGTTAAAGTTTTTTTACTTTCTTCATTTAATGAATTAATAAAATTACTCAATGTTTTATTTGCAACATTTACCAATTTTTCTACCGGTAATTTTTTTACGGTTTCAGTTTGTTCTGGACTAGTTTTTAAATTTTCAAGAATAATTTTTTTACTTTTAATTTTGTTTTCTAAAGTTAAAACGCTTGTTGAAAACAAATTATCTAGATTTTTATAGTTATTATTAGATTTAATATGACCAACCCACAAATTTAATTCTTCTAAATTTTTTTTAGAAATTTTATTAATTGTATTCTCATATACAACTATTGATTGGTTTATTAATTCCGAAGCGATAGATTCGTTTAATCCCTTGTTACTTGATAGTTCATCATACAAATAATAAAGTTTACTAATGTTTTTATTTTCTAACACTAATTCCTTAAAAACAAATAACGTATCTTTAAAAGAATTTTTCTTGTATGACTCTGTAAGTAAATTTTCAATTTTACTTTTTATTAAACCAAATTTCATAATTATTTTTAATTATAAATATATCAATCTTTAAGTATTTTTAATAATTCATTTTCGATATCACCAAGAGAACTATTTTTTATTATAAAATCATCATCATTTGATTCTAATAATAGGTTTTCTAGTTTAGCTCTACTTTCTGGTAATCCACCTAAATCACCTCCTCCTACTGGTGGTGGTGGCGGTCCTCCTGGTGGTGATCCTCCTGGTGGTGGTGCTCCTCCGGCCGCTTCTCCACCTTCAGTTGTTCCACTTACAGTTTTATATAATTTATCGATATTATCAAATAATCCAGTATGTGTAATAATTGTTGCGGTATTTGCAAGTTCTGCAGCAACAGCTCTTTCCATTCTTTGTCTTTGAGTATCCAATTTAATATCCTCATCTGAAAACCCAAAAATGTGTTTTTTAGCCCAAGTTGCAGATGTTGGTGCTAATGTATTTGGGATTTCTGTAACCATATCTTTGTATAGTGTTACTTTTTCTTTCCATACATCAACCATTAAAAGGTCTGCTTGTTTTGATGGATTATTTAACCCTAATGTAAAGTTTTGTAATTCATCTTCAAAACCCAATAGAAATAAATGAATTATTGCAACTTTATTTAATTCTGATAAAATATTTTTTTGTATTCTATTAATTGTTCTTGCAAAACGAATATCAAGTAATGATAAGTTTTTACCATCACCAACAACTTCTTCAAAACCTAAGTAAGCTTTTGGTATTCTTAGAGCCGTAACTAGTTTCTTTTGTATGTATTCAATATCCGCAATTTCAGATAGATTTGTTCCACCTGGTAATGTTTCAATTGGCATTGTTTGTGTTGCATCTCTTACTGGAATAAAATAATCTTGATCAACAGCCATTTGGTTAAACCTTAAATCGACATTACCTGTTTTATGGTCAACAACTTGATCTCTTTTAAATTTATTGGCAACACGTTGTACATATGGTTCAACGTCTTTATCATCCATATTTCCAACAAATACTTTAAAAACCCTTCTTTCTGGCGCTCTAGATGTACGATAAATCAACATCGCATCTTCAGCCAAAACCAATTGTTTCCAAATTCTTCTTGCTTTTTCAAGCATAGATGTACCATAAGGAAGTTTTCTATCATCACCAAGTAATCTAAAGTGTGCAATTTCAAAAGTGTTAAAAGCCATATTCTTTTCTTTCCAGTTGAACCTTAAACCTTTTTCAGCTGGGTTATTTTCAGAATTTGCCGTCTTTGGGGTCATCCCCCTTTCTAATCTTTCAATCTCAATGTTTGGTAATTGTACACCACCAATAATTCCTTTTTCTGGGTCTAATTTTAGATACACAAAGTTATCACCATACTTACAAGTGTTTCTAATCCACATTTGTAAGTTTGTGTTAATATCTAATGTGTTATTAAATAAATCTGCAAGAATTCCTTTTATTCTTTTTGATTCAGAATATATTTGTAAAATATGTCCGTCTTCATTTGGGGTTGTAGATTCTTCAGCGTATATATCAAGTGCTGTTGAAATCTCTGGTGTAAACTCCATAGATTCGTAATCATAAAATGCCGCTAGTCTTGTTGGTTCATAATAAATTGCCTGAGTATATAGGTTACTTTCTATTTTTTGCCATTGATTTGATAAATATAGTGTTTGTTGAGCTTGGAGTTTTTCCTTCTCAAATTCATTTTTATCTCTTGTTTTTAACAGGTCTTGTTTACTAAACTTATGTGTTGGTACATCTTGCCCTAATAATGAATTAGGACCAAATGCTTTATTAAGTCTTTGCCAAACTGTAAATTGATTTGTATTTTGTTCCATAATAGAAGTTTAATTTATAATTATCAAATATAAATATTCATTAGTATATAATGTTTTCACCACTTTCTGTTAGTATTACTTCTTGTAGTTCTGTTAGAATATAAAAAGTATCAACTACTGGTGTTGGGGTTGGTGTCGGCGCTGGGGGTTGACTTGGTTGTGGGATTTCTCTAAAAGTGTCTTTTGGTGTTCCTCTTTTATATTGAAAAGTTGGTGGAAAATTTTTTACCGAATATATTGGTTGGTCAGGTACTACTAAATTAGCCCCACCAAATATTCTACCTGAAGTTTTTCTTCTATCTAAACCCATAATAATAATTATCTTTTACCACCAAATAACCAACCGTATTTCATATAATCATCTTTTGATGGTCCGGAATTCATTTTCATTCTTTCATTAATCATATTACCATTTGGTATCATTGGGTCAAAATGAATTTGCTTACCGACAGAATCATTGTTTGCAACAGTCCAGGAGTCTATCATTATTTTTGTTGACTCAACAACCTTCTCAAGTTTTGAAAATGATGATTCACCAACATAAATTGCCATTGATATACCCATAATAAGGTCATCGTGTTGACCTCTTTGATGGTCTGGTCTTCCGTTTACATAAACAAAAGTATTCATCTCGTTATACAACCGAATACTCTTAATCTTAAATTTATGTCTAACGTATTCTTCAAAAGCCGCAACTATTTGAACTCTTTTATTATTAAAATTTATTCCAGGAATTTTATCTTGATTTTTTGGGTTATAAGACCAAATATTTGTGGAATCAACACCATCTATATATAAATTTTTATATCCAAGTTCTTGCATTTTTCTAACCGTTGTAATCCCCATACCGCCGGTGATATCAACAACACAAAACGCATTATACATTAATCCCCATTTAAAGGCTATTTCGGCTAAAGCGTCTGGTGGTATTTTTCCAACATATTCCAACACTTGTTCTCTTTCATCAAAATCAATTATTTGAATAGACGAAAAGTCTTCACTATCACCACGAGAAACGTCAACACCCATAATATATTTATGACCTTGCTCTGGTTCCTTCCACATCCATAAAGAATTTCCCATTAATTTGGTTGAGGCTTCTTGTATTGTACTTTCTTTTATATATTCTAATTGTTTTGATTCAAATACGTTATCACCAGAACCAAGAAATTCACAGTTAAGCTCTTGGTTAATTTTTCTCTTGTCATACTTTAATTTTTTAACCATTTTCTCATACCAAGGAGAACAGGGTTTATAACCTTTAGCAAAATATTCTTTAATTGTAATATAGTCTCTATCATATGGGTCACTGTCCGCAAATGATATATTTTTAGAATGGTCTTTTTCATCTTTATTTAAAAGATAATCAACCATATCGTCAGTTGGGACCAAATAAAGTTCTTTTGAGTACCTTGGGTCTTTCCACCAAAACATTTCAGAAATCTTAAAGTTATTCATTCCCTTTGTTGCTTGATTATAAATTT